TGCTGGCAGTCTCGCCCGACTTGGCAAAGTCAGCAATGGCGGGAGCAATGCTGCTTGCCATATCGTCGGCCATGCCTGTGAAGATGGCGGTGATCTGGTCCGCCGTGCTGCCCGCAGCAATGTCAACCACTTTGCTGTAGCTGGTGATCTGGTCGGCAGCCAAACCCAGGCTCATAGCCATGCTGGCCATGCCGGTTTTTACCCCACTGAATGCGGCGTTGTAGGCCTTGAGCGTAGCAGCGTCGACTGCGCTGGTGTCTGTCCAATTGCTGTCTCCGCTGAACAAACCGCCGTCCTGGTGATAGCTGGCGTAGTTGCTGCCAGTAAAGCCGTTTGCGCTAAAAGTGCCGCGGGTGCCGCTTGATTTCAACTCAGTCGGGCCGCTGCCAAACAGGGCATTAGTCAAGCCGCCCAGCGCGCCGCCAATCAATGGGCCAAGTGGACCCAACACTGGAATCAAAGCGTAGCCGATAGCTGTTCCGATGACTGATGTGGTGGTACCGTCCATGCCAAGGACAACTTTGTTGCCGGCGATCATTGACCCCACAGCAATGCCAGCAGCAGCAGCGGCCACTGAAGCTGCGGTAGTGCCAGTTGCGGCAGCAGAAGATGCGCTAGCAGCAGATTCCCCTCCAGCTTGAGCGGCAGCGGATGCCGCAGCCTGGGCAGATGCTGCATCTCCCGTCAATGATGTGGCTAATGCGGCATTGCCGGCAGTTTGACCAAACACTGCGCCAACAGCAGAGCCCAAGGAGCCTGAATAGCCTATAGCAAGTTTGTCGTACAAACTTGATAAACTTGCCGCCATACCAAGGCTTGACGCTGCACTTGACCCGTTGCCAGATCCTGCCATGGCGCTGCCCGATAAGCCCATGCCTGCAATGGCCCCGGTGACAGGCTGAATGAGTACCTTCAAAACCGAGGTCTTGAGCGTGTTTTTGATGGTGTCCCACAAGCCCTGAAAAAAGCCCTTGCCCGATTCAAAGGCGCGCATCAGGGCGTCTTCCCAGTATTTGGATGACTCTTCGGCGGCTTTCTTGTTGGCTTTGGTGATGGCATCTGTAGCCTCTAGCCCCGCGCCGGTTGTCAATTCCCCCGACAACTGGTGGCGCAGTGCGATTTGTTCACGCAGGGACTTGAGTTTTTCGCCCCACAGCGTCAGGGTTTGCTGGTCAAAACCGTCTTGGGTGGCAGCGAGCGTGACAGCCGAATCGAGAATGTCGGCATTGCCTTGCAGCATGTCGGTGATTCGGTCTTGCTCGGCGCGTTTGGCCAGTTCGACCTGTTCGGGGGTTTTGCCGATTTCGGCATTGTGCAGGCGCTGCGCATCAATGGCTTTGGTGAGCGATTCGGCCTCCTTGGCGGCACTGCTTTGTAGCCCCACAAGAGCGTCATCATAGGCTTTGGTGGCAGTGGCTTGGTCTTTGGCAGCATCCACCATCAAGGGTTGTTTGGCCAGCAAGGCGTTAACCGCCTCGGCATATTTCGCATAAGTGGGGATGAGGCCAGATTTATAGGCGGCGGCCAGCATGTTGTTTTCTTCGGCCCAGGTGGCGGTAAAGCCGGCGCTTTTGTCCATCAGGTCGTTGTACTTGGCCAAGCCTTTGGCGGCTTCGGTGACAGCGGCTTTTGGGGTGGCTTCTTTGAACTTCTTTTCGATACCGGCAATGGTGTCGATGTAGGCTTGTTTGTTTTTTGGGGTTTGCTCAACAGCAGCGAACTTTTCTTGCGCTTGGGCGATTTCGCGCTGCATTTGCACTTGTTTGGACAGGTATTTATCGTGCTCCTGATCAAATATGGCCTGGGCATGAAGGGCTTTAACTTCAGCTTCTTTAGCTTCTGCACTGCGTTTCTGCATGCGCTCAGACTCACCGGCATAAGAGAGCTGTTCTTTGAGTACGCCTAGCGCTTCTTTTTGCCGCGCAAGTTCCAAGCCATTAAAACCTTGTGGTCCGGCTGAGATCGTCAATTCAAGATCGGCAACCTTCTTGCGAATTGCAATCGTCGGGTCGGCATCATCACGGCCCAAGCCTTTCATGGCGTTCCACGCGCCAATAGCCGCGCCTTTCACGCCACCCCAAGCGGCTTCGATATAGCCCAAATTTTCTTTAAGGCCGGTCAGGACAATTTTTTCAGAATCAGCACGCGCCTGCTGGGCCAGCGCGCCCGCTTCAAGCACTTGGCCCTGCTCCATCAAGGCCTTGATCTGCTCGTACACGCCCAGCGTCAAATAGTGGGTGCTGTCGTTGAGTTTGAGGCTGGCTTCCAGCGGGGCTTTGCCAAGTTCGGCAAATTCTTTGGCGGTGTCGGCCACAGCGATACCGGTGCGCTTTTGCAAGTCAATGGCCAGGGCGGAGAATTCTTCGATCTTGTTGGAGGCAATAGCGCCATTGGCGACAAAGGCGGTGACGGCTTCGGCGGCGGCACCGGTACTGGCGCTGGAGGTGGCGCTGATGTGCGCGGCCATGGCTTGCATTTGCGCCACGGTGGTGCCAGCGGCATTGCCTGATAACAGGATGGCTTTGCTGTATTCGTGCGCCTCTTGCGTGCCTTGGTAGTAAGCCACTGCCACCGCACTGAGGGCGGCACCGGCCAACATATACGGGTTGACCAACCCCATGATGTAGCCGCCCATGGCTTTGGCCGCTGGTCCGACGCCGCCAAACATGTCTTTAAGCTGTCCGCCTTGCTGCAGCATGACAGTCAACGGGTTTTGCCCGGCCTGCAAACTGACCACAATGTCAGTGAACTGCGCCGGGATGCCGCGCGTGGCAAAGGCGAGTTGCTTGGCTGAGATTTCACCTTTTTGCAGGTACTTTTCAACCTGCTCACCGGCGTCTTTGGCGGCAACAGCGGTGTCTTTAAAGGCTTTGACGCCAGAGTCAGAATTTCCCTTGATGACAAACCCGTATTCGGTGTTGCTGCTGCTCATGGCTAGCCCCTAGTCGCGTGTGTTGAGCACTTGCAGCGCGGCACGCTCCATCTGCTGGATTTGCCAGAACAAGAGTTTGGCATCGGGCGCGGGGGCGTCGTCAGGCGGGTCGGGCAGGTGCTGCTGCACGTAGTCAAGTAGCTCGTATTTGAGCCCTTGGTAATGCAGGCCCGCCATACCAAGCTGCATATTCCACTGGCTGGCCATGGCGCAAAACAGATCGCAGCAGCACTGGTGTTCGGGCCATATTTCGACCTGGTTTTGCTCGATGTTTTGCAGTAGTTCAGCACGCTTTTGCTCCAGGACTTCGGGCGGCGCACCGCTGGCTTTGAGGCCATCGAGCGCGGATTCATCAACCGTTGCGGCGCCACCAGTAGCCCAGTGGCGGGCAACGGCGGCTAGTTTTTTGCGGCGAGGTGGGCGCTGGCCGTGGGGCTGAAGGAGCCATAAAACGCATTCACTGCGGCCGTCAGCAAGCCAATGTATTCGTCGCAGATTTCAAAGAAACCAGCATGAGTGAAAGCAATTGGGTTTTGCCCTTCATCTTGCACGCCGCTCCAGCCGGTCATGTAGTTGGTCAGCAGCTCGGTAAAGTCAGCGCGGATGTCCTCATTGTTCTCGTCGGTGATTTGTGCGCAGGCGTCATCACTGAGCTGGTCGGACACGTCAAGCCCTTTTTCCAGGTCGGCGGCGCGTTTTTTGATGGGCGCGAGCTTTTTGTTGCGCTCGGCGTGCTTGATGGCGTTGGCTTTGATCAGGGCGTCAAATTCGGTTTGCTTGATGCGCTTGAATTGGGCGTCAAACTTGACTTCTTTGAGGGCGCCACGGGCATCGAGTTGCTTCAAGGTGACAGGGGCGAAGAACTTGGGGCTGGCAGTTTTGACAAGCATGGTAGGTGGGGCGTAGGTGGGTGAGGCATTAACCGGGGTGATTGGCCCCGGCGTTTGGCTTAGAAGCTGGTGACGATGCGCAGTTCGTTGTTACCGGCACCGGTAGGCGGCAGCACCAGTTTGAAGTTATTCATCAACTTGCCATTGAGGTCGCCGTAGGCGGGGCTGATGAGCTGCACGCCAGGGGCGAAGATCAGGGTTTTGTTGCCAACAGTGGTACCGTGCACCAGGCCCATGCTTTGCAGGGTGTTGGCTTTGACGCTGGCCATGAAGGTCACGTCTTGCGCAGCGGTCAAATCGACCTCGAGGTCGCCAGTGATCTTGCGGTCCATGATTTCGACCGACTCACCGCCGATCAAGGGGATGAAGGGAGCGTCGACACCAAAGTCAAACGTCAGCTTGCTGTAGGGGGTGACGGTACCGGCCGCCAATGCCGGGGCCACAGTGGGCGCATGGGTGCAACCGAGCAACAAGTCAGCAGTGTTGGCATCAGAGACCACTTGCGGGGTTTTCCAACTGGTGTAATCAACGCCAGCCGGGGCATCAGCGGCGACACCGCCGTCAATGCCTTTGAATTGGAATTTGATCTTCGGAATGACGCCAGCGCTCAGGTCGAGTGAGGCGGTGCCACGGCAGCCCAGCAGTTTGTGCAACACGCCGTCAGCGTAGTAATACATGTCAACCCACTCAAAAGCGGTACTGATGGGTAGGTAGTCGACCCGCGTGAGGGCTACCAGTGTTTCGGCAAAACCGCAGGCGCGCAGCAGCGACCCCCAGGACGGCGCGATGCCTGCTGTGCCAGAGCCGACTAACTCAACACTGAAGCCGAGCGATTTAAAGGCGGTGCCGACCAGGTTTTCACTGGCGCCCATGTAGGCGCGGATGAAATTACGGTCGACGTTGGTCGCTTCCAGTGGCGTGAAGGACACGTCACTGGCCAGGATGGCGTTGGCAGCACCCGTGGGGATGATGTCAGTGCCATAGATGGCGCCGAGTTTGGCGAGGATGGTGGTGTTTTTAAGGCGACGTGTGGCCATGATTTACTCCTGAGTGGGGGTATTGGAAAGGGGTGCGGCGGCAACCGGGGTAGCCTCTACGCCAGCGCATTCGATCAGTGTGGTTTTGCCTGTGGCTGGGTCAAAGCGGTAGCTGCCGCCTTGGCCGAAGAAGGGGTGCTTGGGGTCGTCGACAGCGGCCTCGTTGGCGGGTTTGATGGGGAGAATGGTGGCCATGGGGGTTTTCCGATCAGGTAGTAATCAGGTTGGCAAAAGGGGTTCGGTGCGTCAAGGTAAACAGGCATTGGCAGGCGCCCAGCGTGGTGTCGGCTTCGTCTTCGGCCCATTGCATGGCGCCGGGGTTGATCTCGCTGATGAGGGCGCACAAAGCGGCATTGGTCAGCAGGCTTTGCTGCACACTGGCGGCGAGCAGGCTGGCGGCGTCAAAGGCTTTGAGGGGCACATCCCCCAACACATCACGCGCCAGGCATTCAACCCGGATGCGAGTGGTCCAGTCGACCGGGGCACTGCCGCCAATCAACGGCCGGGGCAGGCTTTGGTCAAGGAACACCCGTATCTGGCTGGCCACGTCTTGCGCCATAGGGCGGCGGCTGTCGCGCATGGTCTTGATGGCAACACCAGCCAGTTCGGCACTGGCGCCGAGGGCGGCCACGGCTGCGTCATAGACGATCAGTTGTGCGGTGCTGATCATGCCAGTTCCAATAATAAGGTGGACAGGCCGAAGCCGTCGGGGTTGTGCACAGCTACGGTGTAATTGACCGCATTGACAACTAATGCCATATCAACCACGTCAACCGGAACGTTCTGAGTAGCAAGAACCAAGGTAGGCTGGCTAGCCTGAATGTCTGAGCCCAGCAATTTGATGTTTTCCAACGGGTCAGAAAACAAGCATGGCAAGTCAACCCCGCCCATATTTACCAGCACATTGCCGAGCATGGGCGCAATGACGGCGTTCATGTCGGCGATGGCTTGAGCAAATAAAGGCAGAGCAGTCATGGTGCAGCTTCTTAAACCGTGGCGCCCAGGCTGGCGTTGACGCGGTACGGCACCGTGAGCGGGGCGCTTTGCAGCAGCAGCAGGCGAACGGCTGGGTCTTCTTCAATCCAGCTCTTGGAGAAGTAGGGCATGGCCTGAAAGCCAGCAGCCTCATCCTTGATGGCACCGTAGGCGCGCGTGCCTTCAACGTCTGCACCCAGAACCAGCACGGTGCGTGCGGGCAGGTAAGGTGTGAGCACCAGGGTGTCCGGGTGCTCATACCAACCGGCATAAACCCAGATGTCAAACGTGCCGATGTTGCCCATGTAGCGGCCGCCTTCACCAGTGACGGTGGGCACCAGTTGGTCGGTACCCCGGAAACGGTCCAGCAGATTTTGCACCTTGGTGCTGGCAGAGAACAGTTTCCAGGCCTCCACGTCCATGACCAGGGTGTTGGCGGCACTGGCGCTCTTTTCTGTAACCAGCATGGACCAGGTTTGCACGTCGTCCAGCGGTTCAACACCCGCAGCGCCCCACAGGGTGGCACCAGCCAGGGTGACTGTCAAAGCAGCATCCCGGCCAAAATCGACAACCTGGGTGGGGTACAAGTCGCCAGCCACAGTGACAGCCCCAGTACGCAGCGCCTCAACTGCCATGACCTCTTGCCGGCGTGTGAGCATAGCGATCTGGTCGATCAGGTTGTTAGTGAGTGCTAATTGCAGGCGCTGGGCAGGAGAGAGTTCGCCTCCGATACGCTCACCAATAGCCCGCTTGAAAGGTCGGCTGGAGTCAAATACGCGCTTGTCTTTGATGTAGGCCGGGGCGAATGTCTTGGTGGTATAACCCTTGTCGAGCACAACCTTACCGGCCACGATGGGCGCGACAAAGGGGGCCAGACGGCGCCGGTTGGAGTCCACGTCGAAGTGAATTTCTTCGCTGGTCTCCGTTTGGATGTTGCGGAAAAAGCTGTTCAGGATGAACGGTGCGGGGGCTGGCAGCGCGGAGATAACCCGGCTGAGTACGGCGGTGGAAAAGATGTCCATGGGAGTGGTCTTTCAGTAAGTTAAAGGGTGGGCTGGGCCTGGCTTAGCCGACAGCGGCCAGCAGGGTGATGCCTTTGGCGCGCAAGCCTTCAGCAATACTGGCGGCGCTGTGCCCGGCGCCGATGGTGAGGGCGTTGGTGGTGAAGTCGCCACGGGCATAGGCCAGCACGGCGACATCGGCCGCTGTAGCATCGACGGCCTCTGCCAGGATCAGGTCTGGCACTTCGCTACCATCAACGGCAGCGAGCAGAGATTCAATATATTTGCCGCTGGCGGTAATCTTGCCCAGTACCGCCCCTCGCGCAAGAACCTGACCGGTCAGGATGGTGACTTTTCGGCCTACCAGTAATTCATGGTTGCCAGCAATGAGGGCATCAGGGGTATAGGTGCCTTCGGTGGAAAAGGCGGCGTAGGTCATGCCAACCCCCAGCATGGACAGCCCACTAGCCATGTCAGGCATCGGCAAGGAGGTAATATGCAAGCCAGCAGCCTGCGCGCCAAGAGAGAGCGCGGCAATAGCAACAAGTGCCAGCACAGCGAAAATTTTGAAGTGTTTTCATGATGTTTCCTGAGGGGTTGAGTGAGGGATTGAGTGCTGTGTTACGCAAAGCTGCGCATGGTTTCAAGCACCTGGGCGGCCATGGCGGCGGCTTCGGATTCGGGGCCGGTGTTGGCGCTGCCTTCAATGCCGTTGACGGCGGGGTTGGCAATACCCGCCATGGCTGCGGCGAATGGGCTGGCAGCGGCGGCAGGTTGCGCGCTGCCAACTGCAGCGCCGAGCATGGTGGCAGCTTGTTCAGCCGTCATGCCGGTGTCAATGCAGGCTTTGACAATGCCGGGCTGGGCGCTGGCGTTGGCGTGCGACTGGATGGTGCTGATGCGGGTGCGCTCAGTGGCGGCGCCTGCTGCCATGGCGCTGACGGTGGCCGAGTCAAGCTCGGATTGAGTAAAGGTTTTCATGGTGGGGGCGTCGGGTTGTGCCAAGGTGGCGGGGGCTTGCGGGTTGGCGGACAGTTGACCGCCTGGGGTGCTGGTTTGGCTCATGTGGGCTCCTGTGTCAGCGGTGGATGAAAGGGCGGTCTTTTGCCCGGTGGGAAACGTCTTGCTGCGCTTGGCGGCCAGCTCGGCGATGAGGGCGTCAGCGGTGCTGATGCGGTCAGCCAGGCCGACTGTTATGGCGGCTTGGCCCCGGTAGGTGGCAGCCTCGGTAGCGCGCAGGGCTTGTGGGCTGAGGTGGCGGGCGGTGGCCACAGCATCAATAAAGGTGGTGTACAGGCTGTCAATTTCGGCCTGAAAGTCGGCGCGCACAGCGGAACTGAGCGGCTCGAAGCTGTTGCCGTCGATCTTTTTGGCACCGGCAAAAATTTGGGTGACGCGCACGCCATCTTTGACAAGGGCGGCAGATACATCAACATGGCGCATCACAACACCAATGCTCCCGGCATAGCCGGTGCTGGTGATAGCCATCATTTCAGCGGCACTGGCACCCAGGTAACCAGCGCTGGCAGCCATGCCGTCGGCAATAGCGTAAAAAGGTTTTTTGCCGCGCAGGGCCAGCGCTTGTTCGGCGTACTGGAAGGCGCCTTGGGCTTCGCCGCCGGGACTGTCCCAGACTTGCAGCACGGCGTGTACATCGGGGTTGTCCATGGCGTGCGCCAGGTCGGCATAGATGCTGTTGTAGCCCAGTAAGGTGGTGCTGTCGGCTTCCATGCGGGTTTTGTGTACCAGTGCGCCATTGACATTGAGTACCGCTACGCCGTCGACCACTTGGTAACCAAGTTCAGAGCGTGGGCCTTTGCGGCTGGTGAAGAGTTCAGGCGCGAGCAGGCTGGTCGCTTGTTCGCCTTGCGCGAGGGGGGTACCCAGCAGGCGCTGGCCCAGGCCGGCAATGATGGCGTCGAGCTTTTGCGGGTGGACCAGCAGCGCCACATTGAAGATGCGCGCGGCCAGGTGCGGGTAGGCAGAAAAGTGACTCATTTGGCGGGGCCTTTGGCTTTGCGTTTGGCGGCGCGGGCGGCTGGTTTTTGGGCTGGTGCGGGTGCTGAATCAGCCGGGTCTTGTGTGTCATCCACAGGGGCGGTGTCGCCGGGAAAGGTGTCCGGGTTGTCTTCGGGGTCAACCACAGGGGCGGCGGCGGGCGCTGTCTGACTGGCTTGCGCGCCAGGCTGAGGCAGGCCGCGCTCGGCGCGCATGGCGGCCTCAATGGCTTGTTGGTCGAGGATTTCTTCGTAGTCTTCGCCCTGCTCTGCGCATTCTTTTTCAAGCGTGGACAGGCCGCAATCGATGCGGATTTGCGCGGCGGTGGCTTCCTTGACCGGATCAACCCAGCCACGGCCACCAAAGATGAAGCGCGCGCGCTGGTAGGCGTAGCGGTTCTGGTAGTAGTCGGGGGCCTGAATGTGGCCGTTGCCGATGGCTTCTTCAAGCCAGAGTTCGTAGACCGGGCGCAGCCAGGTGTCGGTGAGCCAGCGCCTGCGGCCGTTGAAGTAGCGCCAAGCCTCCAGCATGGAGGCGCGGGCGCTGCTGTAACTGGTTTTGCTGAAGTCTTTGAGCAGCAGCTCATAAGGCAGATTCATGCCAGCGGCAATGTGGCGCAGGGTAGCCAGCATGAAGGCTTCAAAACTGGGGTTGGGGCGGCCTGGGGCAACGGCATTGATGCGCGTTCCCGGTGGCAGTGGAACGATGCCGCCACTGCTCATCTTGCGGGTGGTGATGCCCATGGTTTTGGCAGCGGCTGTGTTTTGTGCCCAGGCTTGGCGTGGGTCTTGGCCAAACAGGGCACTGGCGCTTTCGGTGTCGAGGTCGGTTTCCAGAAACGCGGCGACCAGGCTGTTGCTGACGCTGGCTTGAAGTTCGTTGTGGGCGTAGTCGCCGGCCATGCGGATTTCACGCATGACGGCGCTGACCACGGGCTTACCGCGGCTTTGGCCGGTGCGCTCTTTGTCATGTAGGTGGATGACACGGCGCCGACCAAATTCGGTACGGGCCGGGACGCGCTCATATTCGGTATTGGTCATGGCGGCAAAATTGAAGATGTCGCCGGGGTGCTGCTTGAGGATGTAGTACGCCACCGGGGCGCCATAGGCGTCGAACTCGATGCCGCCACGAATGTCCGATCGGTGCGACAGCGCCAAGGGTGTTTGCAGGCGATCAGACTCGATCAGCATCAGACGAGTATTCCAATTGGCACCGGGGCGCGGTAGCCACAGCGGCAGCGCCAGGGCGTCGCCATTGAGCATTGCGCCCCCCAGAGCTTGCAGGCTCATGCCCAGCAGGTTTTGGGTATCAGCGGCGTCGCATTCAGTGGTGTCGCCCCAACTGCGGAATTTGCTCTCGGTGGTGTTGGACCACTCGTGCGCCTGTTCGCGGCTCCAGCCCAGCAGGCGGTAGTCAGGGGCGGCGCTCAGGCGCAAGACGGCGCCGATGATGTTGTCGCGCAGGGTTTGCTGGGCGCTAGCCATCAGGCCGTTGTTGCGCCCCAGGTCGCGCGAGCGTGCCGTGAGCATTCCCAGGTCGGGCAGCAGGTCGGCATCGGCGCTGTAGGCGCCAGGCATCCAGTCAGACAGATTGGGTTCGCTAAAGCTAGCTGATTTGTGGCTGTTCAGGCTGGTGCCAGGTGCTGCGGCATCCCCGCTCGCCAGCGCCGCACTAACGGCGGCGCTGGCGCGACTGGCGCGGCGGGGTTTATTGGGGGTGGCCAGTGTTTGCATGGCCTAGATGACGTAAAACGTCCGGTTTTGCGCCGAGCGGCCTTCACGGCGGTCTAACTCGTTGTCGATGGCGGCGATTTCACGCTTGATGTCAGTGGTGCGCTGGGCGTACTGAGCGCGTGTGCCACCGTGGTCAATCTCGGTCGGTTGTGTCAGCCGCTTGTGCAGGGAGTCGCGCAGATCGGCGCGCTGCGTGGTGAGTTGTTCGGTGGTGTCGCGGCTGTAAAGTCCCATAGGGGTGGACTTTGCCGGGGTGGGAGGGAAATGTTAAGAGGAACTATTTCACTATTTTGTTTCACTACTGATGTTTTCTTGACACCAGATGGTTAACTTTGCAGAAGCAATGATATTTCTGATTTGCTTTTCACTCAAGCCATGCTTGTGCGCCAGTTCGCCGTAGTTTCGGCCATCGAATTCCTCAACAATCTGCAGGTTTCGGGCCTTGGCATTTTGTGTAGTAGCACTGGCGATGTAGATGGTGGTGCCGCCCAGACAAGCAACGATGCGACTGGTGAGCGCTGCGGCCATGTCGCTCGCACAGGCAATTCCAAAACGCACAGCAATGTTCTGGGCCTCGCGCTCGATGATGTCAAGGGGCTGGAGTTCAAGGGTTTTTTGTTGGATCATGGGGTGTATCAGGCGAGTGAGTAAAGGTTGGCAATGACAGCGGGGTCGTCCAGGTCGTAATAAGGGGCTGCGGTATCAAAGTTGTTGGCGGTACTGCTGGTGGCAATAGGCGGAGGCGCAGCCATCGGCAGGGCCAGGGGCTGATGCATACCACTGGCCACAGCTACCGGTGTAGTGGCAACTGCTGGCATAGCCCGCTCAAACAAATTGGGTTCAACCTGCGCTTCAAGTTGCCGCCATCGGCGCTCGTCATGGCGGTGCAGGTCGAGTACATGGCTGATGAAGATGGAATAGACGGTGCCGTCAAGTGCCTCATTGCGCTGCTTTTTGGGGTTGACCCAGCGGTATTGGTCGCCGCTGGCGGTGCGGGCGAGCACGCGCACCTCGGCCGTCAAGCCTTTGTAGAACGCTACCGGCAAGTCGGCGCTGAAATGCACGTAGCCGGGGCCGGGCTGGGTGACTTTGAGGCGGCCAAAAAACAGGTCTTTGGCGGTGTCGGTGCCGACCATCCAGAGTTTGACGCCGCGTTTGACGATGCGCCCGGCGTGGTTGATGTCTTGGTACGCGCCTTTGCCTTTGATGGCGTCGCCTTGTTTGCTGGAACCCTTGAGGGCGATCAAGCGCATGGGGCTTTTGTTGGCGTAGGCGTGGACAAAGCTGTAGGCCTGGTGGGTGAAGTGGCCACCGGTGTCGACCCCAGCCCCGGCGATGCTGATCAGCGCCCCGTTTTCGTGTTGCAGTGGGGTTTGTAGTACTTGCCAGAGTTTGTGCCAATCTCGCTCATCAGCCGGGTTGGCGTCCAGCACGATGTAGCCCACTGCCCACATTTCTTCGCCCCGGCCAAAGGCCCACAGGATGATTTCAAAGCGGTTGTCTTGCACGTCAACCCCAGCAGCGACAACCAGCCCGGCGGCGGGCACGGTCAAGCAGGGGTAGGCTTCGGCGCGGCGCTGGAGCACATGGGCCTCGGCCTTTTCTACTTCGTCTTCCCAGGTTTGGCCCAGGGTCTCATTGATGAAGGCTTTGAGCGGGCCGCGCATGCCGTTTTTGTTGGCGGTTTGGGCATCCAGAAACTCACGCACCACCGAGCCCCAGGTGACTTGCGGGCTGATGGCGGTCCAGCCGTGCAGGCCGACATGGCGCGGTGCCAGGCAGGGCGTGCCGTCGCCGGTAGTCCATTGGCTGGTGGGTTTGTCGGGGTTGCTGGCGTCATGGGTCAAGCGCCACAGGCCGCAGTCACTGACCCAAGCGCCAGAGTCGGCCACTTTGAGGTATTGGGCCTGCGTGTAGCCTTGCAGGCAGTGCGGGCAGACGTGGCGCACGCTGGTTTCGGGCGCTTCAATGTCCCACTTGAAACCGTGTTGCACGGCTTTGCCGCCCCACTGCAACGGGTGTTCAACACCGCAGTGCGGGCAGGCGCACTGATACGTCATGCGCACAGTGGCCGCGGCCATGCGGTTTTCAATGTGCGACAAGCCTTTGATGCGCGGGGTGGTGCCGCAAATCAATTTAGGGAAGGTGGCGCCTTCCAGGCGTTTGTGCGCCAGTGTCCAGGGGTCGCCGGCTTTTTCGATCTCCCAATCAAAGCCGTCGAGCTCATCCAGAATGGCTACAGCAATGGTCAGGCGGCGGAAGTTGCCAGCGGCTTTTCCCCCGCGCAGTTTGAGCACCGAGCCGAGGAACTTCTTTTGTTGCAGGGTGTTGCTTTTGCTTTTGGCCAGCGCTTGCGGAAAGACTTCGCGCATGATGCGCACGTCGCGCAGCATGGGTTCGACTTCGGTTTTACAAAAGTCATCGCTGTCGTCGTCGGTGGGCTGCCAGACGGCCTGGTTACGCCGACGGTGCTGACCGGTGTAGCCCATCATGGCGAGCAGGCATTTGGTGTAACCCAGGCGCGCAGATTTTTGGAAGTCGACTTCCTCAATGTCGTCATTGCTCATGCAGTCCATGATGCCGATCTGGTAGCCAAAGGCGCGCCACTTTTGCGTTTTCTGGCTCGATTCGGCGGACAGGTAGAAGTGTTTGGCCGCCCACTGGGACAGGCTCAGGGGCTCAGGCACCTTGAGCGCCTCGAGCCCGCGCGCTACCGACTCGCGCAGCGACTGGCGCAGCTCATGGGGGAGGTGCGGCCAGAGTTGGGCTAAGGGGATGGCGGGGTTTTGACTCACGGCGCGGGTTAGGTGAAGTCGAAGGCAGGTTGATGGCCTTGGCGCCGGGCGCTGTCGATGCGGGCACGGGCGATGGCGATGTAATCTGCGTCACGCTCAATGCCGATGTACTGGAAGCCTTCAAGCACTGCAGCGCGTCCGGTGCTTCCGCTGCCCATAAAGGGGTCGAGCACGATACCGCCTTTGGGTGTGACCAGGCGGCACAGGTAGCGCATCAGGTCGGTGGGTTTGACGGTGGGGTGGTGGTTTTTGCGGGCTTGTGCGCCACGGTTGCGCGGGTTATCGCCACCGGGGTCGCCTGCTTTGCGGGTTGGGTCTTGCTGCACACTGGTGGCGTTGTACATTCCCTCGTTTCGATCTTCGCTGCTGGCTTTGGCGCAGTAGAAGAAGCGGGCGGCGGAGCCGAAGTCATTGCGCGCAGCGGTCGGTATGCGGCCGTATTCACCATAGCAGTTGGTGTTGTCGTCCCCGGTATGGCTTGATTCGGTACCGCGCACGTCGCCTTGTTGCCCTGCGGATTGAGGGAATTCCGCCAGCACTTCGGCGCTGCCGTCGTGGATCAGGTTGGCGGGCCAGCGGCCAAGGCCATTCGGATTGCGTTCACCACTGCCGTCTTTCGGCATATAACTTGAACTTCTATCATCAGCCGCATTTGCATTCGCGTATCCATTCTGCTGTCGATAAAGTGGGTTTGTTGCTGGGTCTTTTGTGTCTTCGTAATCTACCCTGCAGCCATCAACATTCAACGCACCGGCACCGTGCTGCAACACATTCGCCGCCACTGTGCAGGCAAACGGTTTACGCGCCAGGGTGATGGGTTCGAGCGCGGGTTTCAGGGCGGTTCCCCAGCCTTGCCATTGTTTGGCGGATTCGGTGGAGGGGGCGGTGATGTCAAGTTCAATCTCACCCCGATTGGCTTGCGTCCAGACGTCTTGCGCAAAGGTTTGCGAGCCGCCGATACCGGCTTTGGTGCGCGTGCCAGTCACTTCGCGCTCTGCCCCCGCAGCCTTGTCAATCGCCTTGCTAACGTCCAATGACTTCGGGAAGCCTGAGCCATAGACCCAGGCGATCATGTCGCGGATTTCAAACCCGGCGTCTTCAATCCGGCAGGCCATGCGGTGCTGGGTGCGGGTACCGGCAAAGGCCAGCAGGTGCCCACCGGGCTTGAGGACACGCAAGGCTTCGACCCAGACCGCCACGTCGGGCACGTCATAGTCCCACTTTTTACCCATGAACGACAGGCCATAAGGCGGGTCGGTGACGATGGCGTCAACGCAGTTATCAGGCATGGCACGCAGCACATCCAGGCAGTCACCCAAGTGACATTGATTGAGCCAGAAATTCATGTCAGCTTGCGCGGCGGCATCTGCAGCGCTGGCGGTGTTGGGTGTGGCGTTGGTGGTCATGGTAAAGAGGCGTTGGGGCCGTCGACCCATTGGCAGAGATAGCCCAGGGTCAAACATAAAACGTTGGCAACAACAAGCAACGCGACGGCGGCAAACAGGGCGATCTCAAAAGGGAAGACAGCCAGGTGGCGCAGGGTTTTCATGCGCCCTCGCCTTCTTCGTCATCCATAGCGGTGAGGCTGGCCAGGCTCATGTTGGAGGCCAGGTTGAGCACTTCAAAGACGATGGTTTCTACCAGTTTGAGGTCGTCTCCGGTCAGGTGCGGGCAGCGCATTTTGAGTTGCACGACCAGTGATTGAAGGTGGTCGCGGATTTGGCTGGCAACGTGGGCGATGATTTGCTCAATCAGGGTGACGGCGGCGTATTCGCGGCGGTCTCTAGCGAGCTGGATTTCATTGCGTTCGCGCGAGACCTGGGTGGCTTTGGTGCGCTCGCGGGCCAGTTCACCGTCGGCGCCGCGGCCAGCCGCTTGTTCGCGCAGGTGCTCACAGTAGTCGAGCAGCCAGTGGCGGGCGGTTTCGCCGGGTTGCATTTCGCCGCTGGCGAGGTGGTCGCTGACGGCTTGCTGGCTAACGCCCACGAGTTCGCCAAATTGCTGCTGGGTGCAGGTGTCGTCGAGGTTCATGGCGCGGCCCGACTCAAAGCGAAGTCGCAGGACTCTTGCCAGCGCTGGTTGCCTTTGGCCGCAATGGTGTCGGCGATGATTTTGGGCATGTCCAGGCGCTTGTCATAACTGGCTTTCCGCACAAACTTGAGCATCTGCAGCAGTTTGTGGCCCGGTAGGTGTCGGTACACGCCAGGGGGCAGCCAGCCGCCGCCTTTGGCTGCAGTGTTTTTACCGGGTGCGATACAAAACATTTCGACTTGAACACCGAGTTTGCGGGCGCGCTTTTGGCTTTTTTCGTAGATTGATTTGCCTGTTGCGAAGGGTGTGCCTTTTTTGATCTGCAAGATGTTGATGATTTGCTTGTAGACGCTCCCGGGTATATTTCCGTTGGTGTCGACTGGCATAGCTTTGCCAGGCGTAGTGACCCATCCAGGTGGTAAAAAGCCCGTTCGCATCAACAAGACTTCAATCTTCTTTTGGTGCCGCGAGGGCGTACCCTGCACACCAGGGAGTAAATGTTCATTAAGGGATTTGCCCATGTCTTCCTGCGATTTTTTGAGGTAAATGCGCGACTCTTGGGTCTTTGGTGTGGCCATGTCGAAAGCCGGGGCGCGCAGGGTGAACAAGGTCGGCCCCTTGAATGCCACCGGCATCTGCGCGATGATTTCGTCTTTGGCATCTTTCGCCAGCGCGGTCAGCGTCTTGGCCATGGCAAAGTTCACCTGACGCGGGGCGATCTCGCCGAAGTCTTTGGCCGCCTGCCTGAAATCAACAGAGTGAGTGAGTTCCATATCAGTCTTAGGTTTGTCGCAGCACATCCGCAACATCAACCCCAATACTGACTATGGGCTCCAGTGATGTAAAACCCCCCCTACCGCAAAAAAAGCAAGTTATTTTTTGATGTGTTGGGTTTTTGCCCGGCGGCAGCAGGGTGATTTGCTACTTTTTCCCAGCAACGCCCGGGTGATTTGTTAACCAATGAAGCCCGGTCGGCTTTTCAGTGGCGTGATTCAGGTCGTTTTTGATCGGCAACACATGGGCTGCTTTGTTGTCGGAGGCGCTTGAGTGGCTTTTTACTACTGTCGCCGGGCTGGTTTTGTTGCCGTAGCCGTGCTGGTAATGTGGCATTGCCGGTACAACCCCCTTGCACCCGCCCCGCATCTAGCCAATCTTCGCCGTCGAATTAACCCCCGAGGGGGATACCCCTGGGAGTACCTTTGCATACTGGGTGGGGTATGCGGTTATGCACAGGCTCAGGACGCTATGAAATCCGGGTTGTGGACAAGTTGGGGACAGGTTGACACGGTGCAACGCGCCTATACAATGCAGCCATGACAAAGACCACCACCACACCAGACCCAGACACCGCACCAGGCAGCGCGAGCACTGGCACGACACCTGGCATCGCGAGCACTGGCACGACACCAGGCAGCGCGAGCACTGGCACCACAACACCCGGCACTGCCAGCACATCGGGCGCCTACGCTTATCAGGCGCGCGAGCTGCTGCAGCCGACACCGGCCCAGGTGCGAGCAGCGCGCCTGCTTTGTGGCCAGACCCAGGCTGCAGCGGCGGCGCTGGTGTATCGTGACGACTCCGCCCGCTGGCGCGCTTGGGAGCGCGACCCCAGCCAGGCTGGACGCATCATTGATCTAGCCATATGGGAGCTGTACCTGATCAAATCAGGACTTAGGGTAAACACCTAGAAAATAAATTGTGCTTTGCCTATTGACAATAGGGGCAATGCACCTAAGATATGGGACATGCAGGCGATCAGCTTGCAAGCCCTGCCAGGTGGCGCATCTGGTGAACTTTAGGAGTCGAATTATGCGAATCAGAATAACACCCAAAATGATAGTCCTACGTTATACGGACTACAGGACGAAAGTGAGCGCAAATGAAGAGCGCCACGGACCGGCCGATGTTTATTTTTTGATCTCTGATTTTAATAAAGCTGTTGCTCATTACGGATGGGGATCAGGTCGCCTACCGACAGACACCGTAAAACATATGGGGGACACTGTGCCGCTGATTGAGGTTTTATCTGACAGCATCGACCCAGTAAGAGTGCGTTATCTGTAACTGCAGCGCTTAGCCCTGCTGGCCAGGGCTAATCAGTGCAATTTGCACCACCACCGCAAGCGCAGCGCTTGCATACTTTAGGAGTTCGCATCATGACAACTTACCGAATCGACGGCTTTAAATTCAACCGAGCAAATCTCAAGGGGATTGACGCGGATTGTGTGAAGGGGTTAAACGCTTTTTTGGCCAGCCGTGAAGCGATGATTAACAGCATCACTACCGAGTCTTATGCCTGCGCTGGTGGCCCGTTCCACGGGCAATTGATCGAGTTGGAGACCACCAGTGGTAAGGCTTGCAGCGCGGCTCTGAGTTTTGGCAAGTGGTCAGGGTTTTACGAAGTAATCGAACATAAAGAGGCGACAACTGGGGCTTATTTTGCCGCTGTCTGGCGTGGCAATGAGGCACTAGCGCCACAGGATGTGCAGTTCTACGGATTGACCAAGGCGCCCAAAATTGCTAAATCGAATACGCTAAAAAAAGGGTTTACCGAATTGGATGAATTTTTGGCCCGTATGGCCGAAGACCCAGAAACGACGACACACGCCGGGCAAGAAATGGCAATTTTTAGAATTGGCCGGTCGACGTATCGGGTACTCAATACACCGGCGGTAATTGAACGTCTGCGGGCCAACATACTTAAAAACAAAAAATGGTTTGCAGATAAGTTCCTGCAGACTGCGCGCCCGGCGCAAAGCGCCGAAGACATAGCGCGTGACCTTGCACAGGTGGCGGCGATTGATACAGCCGCCAGCAGCGCTGCATTGTCCGAATTGGGCACAGTCGACACCAGCACAGCAGCGCAGGATGACACGCGCGAGCTGGCCACAGTTGACGCGGACGAATGTGCCGCGGTTTGCGAATATGGCGGGCAGGATGGCAGCGGGCAGACTATCGGCCATGGCAGCACCCCACCAGCAGCGCGCGCCACAGCAGCGCCAGGGCAGCAGATCAACAGCAAGTCGGGCCATTGGCGCGCACGCTTTTATATTGGCCAGGATGGCGCGCCACGGATGGCGTTTAGTGTGGCCAGCGGCGCCGAGGGGGATTGGTCTTTTGAGTCCGGCCGCGAGCGTATGAAAGCGCTGCAGGTGATAGCCAAAAATGCCGACACGGCCGCGCGCCAGGCGGCACCCGTGGTGCCAGCGCAGCCGATAGACCCGGCGGCGCAAGGGGTATTCACCAGCGCAAACGCACCAGGCGAACAAATCCCCGCGCCGGTATCCTCTGGCCAGTTTGAAAGCAAACCCGACACCGAAGCCAACCGGGTCGGCCTGGGCGTGTACTACCGGGGCGACTATGCCAACGCGGGCGGCAGCGGCGCCATTACCGCAGTTGGTCAATCTAACTATTACGGCGCTACAGTGGATGTAACGCTGGAATCTGGCGTGCAATGGCGCGCGCTGCGCTGGATTGATTTTGACGGCGCGGCGCGCTCCTCATTCAGGCTTGACGGCAAGATGCACGGCGCGCCCTATTTGGCGCAACTGGCCGGCGCTGCGGCGACCGTCAAAGCACAAGCCAGCGCGGCCCAAGAGCAGGCCACCAAAGCGCACGCAGCGGCGCTGGTGGATCTGGTGGCACAGTATCCGCAACTCAAGCGCTCCGAGACCAGCTACGCGGGCGGTAAGCTGGCGGCCGTCAATATGCGGACCTTGTTAAAAGCGGCGTTCAAAGGGATCAAATTCAGCGTGACCAGTGACTACGACAGCGTTCGCGTGAATTGGACAGACGGCCCCACCGATGCCGAGGTAAACGCCATTATTGGACGCTTTGACATTGGCGCCAGTGATATCCAAACAGATTATTTTTATACCATCAGCACCGCGTTTAGTGAATTGTTCGGCGGCTGTCAATACCTGAGTACCAGCCGGGCGCTGAGTGATGCCTTGATTTTACGTGCGCTTGGTGAATACTACCCGGACGCGAGCACGCGCCCAAGCCTTGAAGACTACCGCCATGGGCGCGGCGGGCTTGATTATTACGACAAATGCGGCGAGCGGCACCGGTTTGATGTGTACATTAACGCAAAAATAACCGCGCCGAAGGCTGCGGGTTGATTGCCCGGTTATTGGGCTTATTTTGATGGAGAAACACGATGACACTTGACAAGAAACAAATGACAGAGCAGGAACAGGTTGAATCTGGCCGAGCGATGCTTACTGCCGCACTTGAGGCACTTGGGGAATTTCCTGACGATGTTGACAAAGAGGACCAAGACGAAACAGCGCGGCGCGTGATTCTTGCGCTGGTTGCAGCTGAAAAGGCTAACCGAAGCGAGGAAAAGAGGTTCAGTGATTTATACGAAGACCGCCAATACATAAACACCGAGCCACATGAGGCTGTGTCCACTGCGTTTTGGATGTGGTCTGAAAAAATTGATCTTGAGATTAGTGATGTTTCAGCATCATCCGTGGCTGGGGCGCGATACCTTGGATTTGCGCAGGGCTTAGCTGCTGCACGCGCAATGACAGAAGCGCTTGACATGCTGACCCATGGCTCAGAGTTCGCCTTTACCTCAAGGGGTGCTGAGCACTTGGCCCCGAAGCCAGATAACGCCATAGAGCCAAGCCAGGTGGTGGCATAAGTCCAAGCAGCATAGATGCCGCGCTGCGCTCGCCATAGCGGGCCAGGCGCGGGTTTTACCTTTGCTGGTGTACTGACGTCAGCAGCGGCAAGATTGACGATTTTTAAGGGGTAAATGATGTCTACCAACATGACGGGCGCCGAACTGCAAACGCTGCGCGAGGGGCTTGGGCTCACGCGCGACGATTTGGGCAACCTGTGCCAGGTGGCTGGGCGCACGATTAAGCACTGGGAAAATGGCCGCGCGGGCGTGCCGGGTGACGTGGCGGCACTGGTGGCGCAGCTTGAGAGCCGGATACTACAAGCTGTTGCAGCGGAGATTTGCAACGAAGCGCCGGGGCTGGTATTGGTGCGCTACCGGCCAGGCGATGCGTGGCGCTATTTGCGCACGCTTTACGATTGGTTGCCAATGGCACCCAGTAAAACCAGCGAAGCCCAAGCGCAGGCGGTAGCAGCCCTGCATGGGGCAATGATTGTTCGATGGCGAGCAGCGCAGGCCAACACGGCACGCGCTGGGACTATGGAGCGCATCGTCTGGATGGATAGCGCAGCTTATGAGGTATGGTGCCAGGCGCAAGGCTTGCTGGATAACGGGAGCAGTCTGTCTCAATGGGCAGCGGGCCAGGTGGCAGCGCAGGCACTGCCGCACCGAGGCGACCAGCCGGCGGATTAATTCAGGGGGGTATCGGGTGCGGCGATCAAACCGCCAGGGTTAAAAGGCGATGCCCCTATCCTCTGGCCAGTTTAAAAGAAAAACGGCGGGGGTATGGGGGTGCCAGAACAAGGCCAACTGGTCAAACC